ATGCCATTGCAGGGTGGCCTGTTGCTGGCTGCCCTTCCGAATCTTTACTTGAACGAATCACCCGTAAATTACGTGACGGATGGAAGCGACTCATCGACGTACTTAATCAGCCAGGAGTTCCCAAAAATGGATAAAACACTTATGGCTATCCAGACTAAATTCACTATCGCCACTTTTATTGGCGATGAAAAGATGTTTCGTGAAGCCGTAGAAGCCTACAGAAAATGGAGGTCAAAATGATTCCGGTAGAACTGGCGAAAACCCCAGAGTTAAGTCGATTAAAAAGAGAGTATCACATTGCTGAGGCTCGTTACTGGCGTAAAGCGGGAGATAAATCAAAGAAACAACTTTGCTTATGGCAGGCACAAAGAGAGCGCATGAATGAGCGCGAATTTCTTTCCTCCCCATCCGAATTACCATTCTGAGGTGAATTATGGGAACTGCGATATTAATACTCGGTGAGTCTGGCACCGGAAAATCAACCAGCATGAGAAATATCAATCCAGAGGAAGCAATACTTATAAAACCAATAGGCAAGCCGCTACCATTTAAATCAAAAAACTGGCTTGCATGGGATGCCAGAGCAAAAAAAGGAACCGTAGTTACCACTGACAAATGGGACGTAATAGTTGCTGTAATTAAGCGTGCTCACGAATACGGAAAAAGAATCGTTATTGTTGATGACTTCCAGTATGTGATGAGCAATGAGTTTATGCGCCGCTCAGAAGAAAAATCGTTTGATAAATTTACTGAGATAGGCCGCCACGCATGGGAGGTCATTAAGGCTGCACAGGATGCGCCTGATGACCTGAGAGTCTATTTTCTTGCGCACACCGAAGAAACCCCTATGGGGCGCGTGAAAATGAAGACTATCGGCAAAATGCTGGACGAGAAAATCACTGTCGAAGGCATGTTTACTATAGTTCTTCGCACTCTTACCCGCGATGACCAGTTCTTTTTCACCACGAAAAACAACGGTGCAGACACTGTTAAATCCCCAATGGGAATGTTTGATTCCAATGAGATTGATAACGATCTCTCTTTCGTCGATGCCACTGTTTGTGATTACTACGGCATCAATAATGTTCATCAAATTAAGGAAAACGCCGCATGAGCAACGTAATTTTTACTTATAACGAAGAAGCAGCACTGACCGCAGGGCAAGGTGGTTTTATTAACGAAACTGGCGCTTACATAATTACCATTACTGAAGCAGAACTCAAGCAATCAGAAAAAGGAGCCAAATTTATTGAGTTTTCTGGAGAATCCGACGACGGACGTAAAATCCAGTATCTTAGCGTCTGTGTTCAGAAAAATGACGGCACGGAAAACAAATTTGGCGCAAATGTCGTTCACGCCATGATGGGGTGTGCCGGGATTGGACAATTAACGCAACATATGGTTTCCGCCAGTAAATTTGTTGCACCTGAATTTCATGGAAAGAAAATCGGGTTAGTGCTCCAGAAAGTATTAACCACAAACAAAAAGACTGGCGCAGACAGCTACCAGATGGAAATACGCATCCCGTTTATTGCACAAACAGGTCAAACCCTTAAAGAAAAGGCAGAAGGCAAGCAACCAGAAACTATCGCCAACATGGTTGCCAGCCTCAAAGATAAAGACAATCGCTCTAAAAACGTAAGCCATAATCATGCAGATGATTATGGTTACAGCCAGAACGATTACCCTCCTTTCTGATTACTGAAAATAAGGCTCCCATTATGCCAGCGCCTCTGTATGGTGCGGATGACCCGCGCAACTGCTCCGGTAGCTCCAAGGCGGAGGTGCTGGGAAATATCAAAAACAATTTCGACGCGTTTCTTGCTCTGACACCAGAAACAAAAGCAGAACGGATGTACCGACGCGATATACAACTCGCGCTAAAACAGGAGAAGGACCGAACAAACGAAACAGCAATGAGACCGTTGCGAAAAGCGACAATAGACAAATTCCCTGAATATATCGACCCGCGCCTGCGTAATTACCGCTCACGCTATGGCGCTATCAGTAATAACTGAGGAATTTACCATGAGAGGACTTGCATACAATCCCGGCATTCTTCCGGCAGAAATGATTATTCGCCAACGCGTAAAGCCAATGCCATCGAGAGAGGAATTGCTTAAGCGAAAGAGTTTCTGCTCTGTTAATGATAACAAATATCTGAATGCGATGTGGCGGAGTGGGAAGAAATGAAACAAATGACACTAATTGAGATGGATGGATTTCTGAAAGGTAAATGCATCCCATGTGATTTAAAGGTTAACGAAACAAACGCTGAATATCTTGTGCGTAAATTTGCTGAAGCGGAGGCCAAGATTTCGGCTCTGTCCGAAGACCAGCAGAAAGCGATTGAGTCAATTAAGCAGGCTGATTCGGCTGTTAAGTTGGCACACGAGAAGTTTTCGGCGCTTGCGGCGGAGAATGAGCTGGCTCGTAAGGCAGTTCAGGCATTATGCGATGTTGTTGGCGACAACACCGAGGTTATCGCTGAGGTGGTTGGGCGAGATGGCGTTCTGGTTATTTTGGAGGCCATGAAGGCAACAGGAAATATGCCAGCCACCGATGCTTTTCTGGCTGAAATTCGTGCGGAGGCTCGCAACGAGGGGATTAACTATACCGCAAGCCGTCTTGCTGCTGCTTTCAACCACGGATTTATCAATAAGTCTTTACGTGAAGTTTTCGACGTTACGCGCATGATTCTGTCAGCAAAAGAAGAGTTAGCTAATGAATCGCATCCGATTGATGGCCTGTCCGGTGAATATGCAGAGAAATCCCTTGAAGAATGGGCGGAACGGCTTCGCAAAGGAGGCAACCAGTGAGCAAGATTGACTATCAGGCACTGCGTGAAGCGGCAGAGAAAGCCGGTGAAGATAAGTGGCAGGCTAAAAAAATAAATGGTGATTTTTTCGTTATTCGTCACGGTAGTTATACAAGACAGCATGGCTACACATCGTATCAACCCATTGCGGAGATTGATTGTAAGCCAGTCCGGGATTTTGTTGCCAAGGCTAATCCGGCTACCGTGCTGGAATTACTGGATGAACTGGAAGCAGCAAAAAAGCGCATTGCAGAACTGGAAGCGCGGGAAATACTGCTCCCGGAACGTAGCAGCATGCTTCATCGAACAGATTTTCACGATGATTACCAAACGGTAATGGCATACAAAGTTTCTGAAGTCATCGATGCAATCCGCGCTACTGGCATTCGCATCAAAGGAGAGTGAGATGAACGGACAAATCTCAATTGTTCGACCAGGAGCATGTGACGATAGCGAGATACACATGATTATTCGTCTGGCGAGGGGGAAAACAATAACTGTTCTCACTACTCCAGAAAATCTCGCATTAGCATTAACAGGAAAGTCAGACCTGCCAGTAGAGCTAAAGCTGCGAAATGTTGAGATTAAGGTGAAATAGCTATGACCACTTTTACCAAAGATCGACTGCTGACAATCCAGCATTGGCGCGAAACATACGGACCGGGTAGCAACGTTGTGCTTCCAGCAGAAGAAGCGGAAGAGCTGGCACGGATTGCGCTGGCATCACTGGCAGCAGAGCCAGTTATGTTCTGTATATCAGGACAAAATGTAGATTCAGAAGAACATGTATCAACCAGCAAAGCGGTTGTTGATGCCTGGGTTGAAGAATGGAATCAGGTTGACGGAAGTCCTGGCGAACCACTGTACAAAACTATGCCACTCTACTGTCACGCTGCCTTACCAGCGCCGGTAGTGCCTGAAGGACTGGTTAAAGCGGTGCGTTTTTATGAGCAGGTAAAAAATGAGAATCCGCCAGTTGGGACTGGTGCGTGGAAAGACGCTGTTGACTGGGTGCTCGAAGAGGCTTGCCAGGCTGTAAATACAGACATCAAAGGATGAACGATATGGCAACCAACAATCGTAAAGCCAAGATGCTAATTTCCCGTGTATACAGACTTTGCTACCCCAGCCAGTGGTTGAGAGTTAGCAATCGCCGTGTGGTGTTGTTCTCATTTTCTGGAATTGCCAGAGAGGGAGTCAAAGATAAGCGCAGCGCGGCGCAAAACCGCTGGAAAAAACATTTGCGCACTAAAGGAGAGTGATATGGCGTTAACACACCGCGAACTCTGTCAGATTGCGTACAAGTTCCTTAAGCGCAACGGGTTCAAGGTTTGTTTTCATGACCGCTTTATAGCTGTAACCAGTACCGGAGAACAGCCAGATGCTATGGGGTTCAGAAATTCAGCATCATGCCTGATAGAGGCGAAGTGTTCTCGTGCTGACTTGTTGGCAGATAGAAATAAGCGTTTCCGTAAAAATCCCTCACTTGGCATGGGCGACTGGCGATTCTTTATTAGTGAGCCGGGAATTATTTCAGTTGAGGATTTACCTCCCGGCTGGGGATTACTTCACGTTGTTAACGGAAGAGTACGGAAAGTACATGGGTGGCCCAAGGGTAATTGCTGTTGGGGTAATCCTGACGATAAGCCATTTACTGGAAATAAGCAGGTTGAATGCGATTACATGTTATCTGCATTAAGGCGCATGGAGTTGAGAGGGCACCTTAATGAAATATATGACGGTGTAATTGTTAATAAGAAAGAAGGAAACGCGGCATGATCACTATTACCAAAGAGCGACTGCTGACAATCCAGCATTGGCGCGAAACATACGGACCGGGTAGCAACGTTGTGCTTCCAGCAGAAGAAGCGGAAGAGCTGGCACGGATTGCGCTGGCATCGCTGGAAGCAGAGCCGGTGGCAAAGATTATAGCTCATTACCCATTAGGGGTTGACGTAGGCAAACAAAAATTCGTACAGGCCATTAGAGAGCTTCCTGACTTTGGCGGATATCTATTTGCCGCCCCTCCAGCGCCGATAGTGCCGGAAGAAATGTATTGGCAGGATGCGCCAGTTGAAGGCAGCAGCAAAGCGGCTGCATACGCTACAGGCTGGAACGATTGCCGCGAAGCCATGCTTCAGTCCGGAAACTTTCGGGAAAATAAAGATTCGTCAACCAATAATTTTCGGAAAATCCCGGAAGCGTCAACCAGCTCTCCGGTAACTCCGGCTCTTCTGCCTGGTGGTTTCACCATTGAGGAGGCGAAGGAATTACATGAAGACCTGGTACGCAGCCACATAAGCAAGGCCTTAAGTGGCGAAAAGATGAAAAAGAAAGATCGCGATGCTGATTTGCGCTGGATTCATGGCGTTATAGTTCAGGCAGCGTGGTTTGTAAAAGCATCACTGGAGCAGAATGCACTATCGGGCAACTCTACGGTAACTCCGGATGGTTGGATAAGCTGTAGTGAGCGAATGCCTGAAAAGAACCAGAATGTGCTTATTTCGGTGAATTTCGATAGATCTCTGGTTGAACCGCTAATATGCTCCGCACGCTATACAGGAAGCACCTTTCGGCGTGGGCAGATAACGGTTGCGCCTGGTAATGGTATTGATGGTAATGGTATTGAACAGGCCACACACTGGATGCCGCTACCGGAACCGCCGCAGGAGGTTAACCGTGGCTAACCTGCAACTTGCCAGAAGTGGAATACGATTTGTTCCAATCCCGATTACAGCAGATGCAGAACTTCATCTGTTTGGTGAAATTCTTTCCCGCAAGCTGGATGAACTGGAAAAGCTGGTAGAAGAAGCTGACACCTCACCAACCGTATAACAGCCCCACCGACATTAAAATATCAGGAGAAAAAAATGAACGCAGTGCTCACAGAATTGAACAAATTAGGAAAAGCATCAGCCGAAAGTATTTCTAAAGGTCTCAATATTGATTTGAATGACGTTATTGACACTCTATGGAAGTTAAAAAACCAGGGGGTAGTAACTGTAAAAAATGACATCTGGCAGGCAGTTGCAAGGGAAGTGGACAAAAAACCAAATATCGCCTCAGTGCAGCCAGTGCAGCCAGTGCAGCCAGTGCAGCACAACATTATAGGTGACCTGCTACGTAAATCACGGAAAGAAGCGCGTCGCGCCGGGCGGAAACAGAAACGATGGGAGGGTGCATGTAAGGCGCTGCAAGAACTGAATAAATACCGTGACTTGATCAACGAATTGTCAGAGTGAGCGAATCACAGAGAGAATATTTTGAGAAACAACCCGCGTACATTAATATTGTTTTTCCTTTCTCTAATGACGGGCGGTATCCTGTTATTCGCAGGAACAACATTATTTATTTTTGTTGCCCGGCTAACTGCGAGGATAATGACATGAAAATCACATTTGAAAGTTACGGTTTAACAGCAAGTGTGGTTATCTCCAGCTCTATATTCGAAAGCCGCAAACATCAGCATATCGTTGATGCAGTGAAACTCAAAGCCCCGGAAGTTACCGTCACAACACATGGACTTTTCAGGATACGAACGACGTTGACTACAACACACCTCTCGGCATGCCGTGTTTATGATATGGCACTCAAGGAATACAACCAGTGTTCGTCCTGATCCAGCGCGGGCAGTCTTTCGTTGATGCCAACAACTATCCGGTAGAAATATGCAAGGTAACTCTGACTCAGGTGATCTACCGAAGGCTCGACGGCAGAACCAGAGCCACTTCAATTGGTGCATTTAATGAAGAATTTGAGCGAATCGAGCACAACGAACTGCATATGATTAAAGCGGAAATTGAGAAGGAAAAGCATATTGCCAGCCTTCGAAAAATGCGCCGTACATCAATCAACTGACAACCGCCTTCGGGCGGTTTTTTCTTACACATGCAGAGGCAACTTATGCGCGAGTTAGTAAACCAACATAACCATGGCATTCAGCCAGTCATCACACCTGTTGTACAGATAAATGCGAATGAATGGGTAACACTGGAGCTTTTAATGGCTGTAACAGGCCTGAGAAAAGGAACAATATTACGCGCCAGGGACAGTGCGTGGATGAACGGCAGAGAATATAAACAAATCGCCCCCGACGGAACGCCAAAGAAAAACAGCGAATGTCTCTATCATCTTCCTACCATCAACACTTGGATCAAAAACCAACCCTTACCATCTCAGGATGTTTAATTCTTGTCCATAAGAGTATAACCTGAGCGTGCTCTTGGACGCAGGAGGAACAATGGCGAATTCAGCCTATCCAGCCGGCGTTGAAAATCACGGAGGAAAACTCCGAATAACGTTTAAGTACAGGGGTAAACGAGTGCGCGAAAATCTTCGCGTGCCCGATACACCGAAAAACAGAAAGATCGCTGGTGAGTTAAGGGCTTCGGTCTGCTTTGCAATCAGAACAGGAACGTTTGATTATGCCGATCGATTCCCTGACTCACCTAACCTGAAGCTATTTGGCCTGGTAAAAAAAGATATCACCGTCGGTGAACTGGCACAGAAATGGCTTACTCTGAAAGTAATGGAAATCAGTAGTAACGCCTTAAATCGTTATCAATCAGTGATGAAAAATATGCTACCGAGGCTTGGTCCTGGCAGGCTGGCGTCATCGATTACAAAAGAAGATCTGCTGTTTATCAGGAAAGATTTACTGACCGGGGAAAAGGGAAGCAGGAAAACCAGCACGTCCCGAAAAGGAAGAACCGTACCCACAGTGAACTATTACATGACAACAACAGCCGGAATGTTCAGCTTTGCCGCCGAAAACGGGTATCTGGAGAAAAACCCCTTTAATTCAATAACACCGCTGAGGAAATCAAAACCAGTGCCGGATCCACTGACCAGAGATGAGTTTAGCCGTCTCATTGATGCCTGCCATCATCAACAGACCAAAAACCTCTGGACAGTGGCTGTTTTTACAGGGATGCGACACGGTGAAATTGCCGCACTTGCATGGGAGGATATCGACCTGAAAGCTGGCACGATAACAGTGCGACGAAATTTTACAAAAATAGGTGATTTTACGCTACCAAAGACCGACGCAGGCACTAACCGGGTTATACATCTTCTGGCACCAGCAATTGAAGCACTTAAAAACCAGGCGATGCTTACTCGTCTTAGCAGGCAGCATCAGATCACTGTTCAATTACGCGAGTACGGAAGAACAATTTTGCACGAGTGCACTTTTGTTTTCTGTCCGCAAATCGTTCGCAAGAATCACAAGGCGGGTATTAACTACGCGGTAAGCTCCATCGGAGCGACATGGGATTCAGCAATAAAAAGAGCGGGTATCCGATCCCGTAAAGCGTATCAGTCACGCCATACCTATGCGTGCTGGGCTTTATCTGCCGGAGCAAACCCGACATTTATTGCATCACAGATGGGGCACTCCAGCGCCAGCATGGTCTACAATGTTTATGGTGCATGGATGCCTGAGTGCAGCGTGACTCAGGTTGCCATGTTGAATAATGTCCTTAATGCCCGTGCCCCAGACGTGCCCCAAAGTGACCAGGAGGATGAAATAAAATTATATTTTTCAAAATGATAAACCATATCCTTAGTCATGTTGAAACGATGGCACGCGCAGTCGCTGAGGGTGCAAGCAAAGTCGATGGCGCAGAAGTTGTCGTTAAGCGTGTACCGGAAACCATGCCGCCGCAATTATTTGAAAAAGCAGGCGGTAAAACGCAAACTGCACCGGTTGCAACCCCGCAAGAACTGGCCGATTACGACGCCATTATTTTTGGTACACCTACCCGCTTTGGCAACATGTCCGGTCAAATGCGTACCTTCCTCGACCAGACGGGCGGCCTGTGGGCTTCCGGCGCACTATACGGAAAACTGGCGAGCGTCTTTAGTTCCACCGGTACTGGCGGCGGTCAGGAACAAACTATTACTTCAACCTGGACGACCCTTGCGTATCACGGCATGGTAATTGTCCCCATTGGCTACGCAGCGCAGGAATTATTTGACGTTTCACAGGTTCGCGGCGGTACGCCGTACGGCGCAACCACCATCGCAGGCGGTGACGGCTCACGCCAGCCAAGCCAGGAAGAACTGTCTATTGCTCGTTATCAAGGGGAATATGTCGCAGGTCTGGCAGTTAAACTTAACGGCTAA